ACTACTGGCACAACAATTGGTGGTTACCATGTAATAAAAGTTACTTCAGTAGTAACTTCAGATATTACTACCGCCGCTGGTGTTGATAATGATAGTATGGAATGTAAATTAGTTAAAGGTAAAATTGTAAAGTTTGAATCTGGATGTAATGAATTAGCATCCTTCGCTTACAATGCTTCCAGCGCTGATAATGGATTCCAAACTGGTTCTAGCAATGGATCAAATGAAGTATATGATCGTTCAATTTCTAGTGATCTTGAACCAATTCGTTCATATGTAATAGGAACTGCTCATGAACAAGGTTCTGGTTATCCAGAAACTTGGAAAGATCAACCTTTCTCAACAGCTTATGGTCGTACACAAATTTGGAAGACTGCTATGGCGATGGATAACACAACTCGTGCTACCGTCCTCAAGTATGATGCAAGTGAGTGGGCTAGAGTTTGGCGTGAAAAGTTGATTGAGCATAAATGGGATATTGAACAAAGTTGTTTGTTTGGTTCTCAAACTGATACTGATGATACATGGTATACTCAAGGAGCAGTTGATTATATTTCAAGTTATGGTAATGTTTTTAGCTTGACTCATTCAAGCAAAACTCAGGATGATTTCTTACAAGATTTATCCGCAATGATGGATCCAAGATATAATAATGGTATGGCTACTGTATTCTTCGTGAACACAGCAGTATACAATTGGCTACATAAATTAGGCGGATACTTCAATAACAACTTATCAATTGGTTCTAACTTTAGAGCTGATTTTGCTGTTATGGGTAAAAAGAAAGTTATGGGCTTAGACGCAACTACTATTTCTACAGTGTATGGCGACATGAACGTAGTAAGAAATATTCACTTAGATGGCACTAACGTAAAAATGTTAGGTGTTAATATGAAATATTGTGCTTACAGACCGTTAGTTGGAAATGGAATTAACAGAGACACATCA